CGCTGACACCGCCTGGGCCGACCGCTGCGCCACCGCCGTCAATGCCCAGGTGGACGAATACCTGGGCGTCGACGCCTGGGCGCCTGATCCCGACCGGGATGAGGCGATCGCCCAGCTGGCCGACCTGGCGGGCGTGGAAGCGTACAAACGGCGAGAGGCGCCGTTCGGCGTAACCGGATTCGCGGACCTGGAAGGGGCCGCGGTGCGGGTCGCCCGCGACAGCCTGGAAGGTGTCAAGCCTGGCCTGGCCCGCTGGCGCCAGCGAACCGGGATCGCGTGAGCGCCCCGCAGACGCCCACAGAGGCCCGCGCCGCAGTCGAGTCGGCGCTAGAGGCGGCATCGATCCGGCTGGGCGTAGCGTCGGCCAGGCTGGCGCCACCGTGCGCGTTCGTGTGGCCGGACGATCCGTGGCTGGAAGCGGGCCAGCTGGGCGGCGCCCATCGCCGCTGTCACCTGACGATCGTGGGCCTGGTGTCCAAGGTCGACGACGGGGGCAACTTGGCCGCGATCGAAGGGCTGGCCGACAGCATCTACCTGGCGCTGGTGGCCGCGAAGCTGCCCACGCCGACGATCAGCGGACCCGACCCGTACGATGCGGGCGGGATCACCTATACCGCCGTCAGGGCCAGGCTGGTCCTGTCGATCGGACCCTAGAGAGAGGACGGGACCAATGGCCGCGATCCCAGCTACGCCGCTATTCATGCGGGATGTCCTGCTGACCCTGAAGGTCGGCGTGGCGACGCCCGCCGAGTACCAATGCCACGCCACCGAGGCCCGGATCGCGGTCACGCCTGGCGATCGGGTCGACATCGCGACCCTGTGCGAGGGCGGGTCATTCTCCCAGGTGGGGAAGTCGAGCTATGCCCTGGCCCTGACCGGGATCCAGGACTGGCACGGCGGGGCCGACGACGGGCTGGCCCGCTACCTGTGGGAGAACGAGGGCGAGACTGCCGACTTCACCCTACAGGCCCACGGCGAAGCGGTGGCCGAGGCGCCCGCGACGCCTGGCATGGCGGGCCAGGTGGTCCTGGTCGCGGGCGACTATGGCGGGACCATCAACGAATACGCCGAGCTGTCGGTGGAGCTGCCCTGCGTCAGCAAGCCCACCCTGGTCGAGGCGTAGCGGTGGCCCGCATCGCGGGCGTCGACGGCGTGGCCGAGACAACGCGGGCGATGGGCAAGTACGGCGAGCGGGTGAGGCGGGACACCAAGGCGCCCAGGCGGGCGTCCGAGGTGGCCGTTACCGCCGTTCGATCGATCGGCCCGAATCGGACCGGCGCCCTGGCGGCGTCCTGGCGCCCAGGCGCGAAGGGCGTTCGATCCAAGCGCCCCGCCCACGCCGCGACGATCGAACACGGATCCCGCCCGCGGGGGATCATCGCCCAGCGCCGGGTGGCGCGGGCGATCCGCGCCCACCAGGCCGACATCCAGCGGGCCTGGGCGGGTGAGCTGGACGCGATCGCGAAGGACGAAGGGCTGGCATGACCGACCGCCGCGTGTTCACCGTCGACCTGTCAACGGTCACGATCGACCAGCTGCGCTGGGGCGACCTGATCGACATCGCCGAAGTGACCGACCTGGCCCTAGAGGACATCGGCCCAGCCCTGACCAGCAACCGGGGCAGCAAGGCGACCAGGCTGCGGGTGGTCGCCGCGTTCGCCTGGATCGTGGCCCGTCGTGATGAGCCTGGCCTAGCGTTCGCCGATGTCCTGGCGGGCTGGATCGAGACACAGGGCACGACGCCCAGCGCCGCGTCCACCAGGCGGGCCGAGAAACGGGCCAGGGCGCGGATGGGCGCCGCCCTGGCGACCGGCCTAACGCCCGACCAGGCCGACCAGCTGACCGTCGCCGAAGTCGACGCCGCGGTACGGCTGCGGAAGGTCGGCTAGGTGGCCGACCCCGGCCTGATCGTCAGGATCGCTGGCGACGCCACCGCCCTGTCCAAGTCGCTGGACGGGGCGACCAGCGATGTCAAGCTGTTTGGGAAGTCGGTCGACACCAAGCTACTAGGCGGGCTGGCCGTCGTCGGCGGCGCCGCCACGATCGCCGCGGGCGCGATCGTCGCGATGACCCAGGCCGCAGCCGAGGACCGCGACGAGCAGGCGGCGCTCGAACGCCAGTACGCGGCGTCGGGCGCGGCGGTCGGCGGCTACACCGACGCGATCGACCAGGCCATAGCGGCGGGCGCCGCCCTGGCGTTCTCCGACTCCGAAGTACGGGCGGGCCTGGAACCGCTGATCCGGGCGACCGGCGACGCCGCAGCTGCCAACGCCCTACTCGCCCAGGCCCAGGACATCGCCCGCGCCGCGAATGTCGACCTGGCGACCGCCGCCGACGCGGTGGCGAAGGCCCAGCTGGGCCAGGACAAAGCCCTGGTCGCCCTGCTGCCTGGGATCGAGCGGGGCGCCACCGCGACCGACACCCTGGCGAACGCCACCGCCGCGGCGTCGGGCGCCGCGGACACCTACGCCGAGTCGAGCGCTGGCATGGGCAAGCGGGCGTCGGACGCGTTCGGTGAGCTGGGCGAGAAGATCGGCGCCGTGTTCCTGCCCGTCCTGGACGAGCTGCTGCCCGCCCTGCTGCCGATCCTGGACGCCCTGGGCGAGCTGATCGACGCGATCCTGCCAATCCTGATTCCGTTCATCAAGCTGCTGGCGAAGGTGCTGAAGGGCGCCCTGGATGTCATCGTTCAGCTGGTCCGCTGGATCGGCGACTTCCTGGGCCTGCTGTCGCGGGGCGTCGACGCGGTGCGCGACTTCCTGGGCGGGCTGGGGCCGTTGGGCGGGCTGCTGGGCGGTAGCCGATCGACAGGCAGCCTGGGCAGCCTGGGCGGACCCTCCGCGGCGCAGTCGCGAGCTGGCGCACCGAACACGCGCCAGGCCGGATCGATCGGCGGGGCGCCCGTCACGATCAACATCTATGGCGACCCGCTCACGATCCAGCGCGAGGTGGTCCAGGCGCTACGGCTGTACGGGCGCCGCAACGGGCTGGCGCTGGGCGGGCTGACCTGATCCCGTGACCCTGACCAGGCTGCCGACCCAGGGCGTCGTCGGCGTCGAGCTATTCGCCGCTGGATCGGACACCGCCCGCTGGGATGTCGCGACCTGGGCTGGGCCTGGTGACACCGACCCTGATTGGGTCGAGCTGGGCTGGCAGCCGATCGAGTGCCAGGTGCTAGAGGCGGAATACACCTGGGGCGCCGACCGCGCCCAGGGCGTCCTGACCCAGGCCGCAGCTGGCGCCGTCCTGGTCAATGTCTACGATCCCGACCGCCTGCTGGACCCAGCCAACGCGTCCAGCCCGTACGCGTTCGCGCTGCGGCCAGGCGCCTACATCCGGCTGGTGACGAGCGCTGGCCCGCTGCGGTCATTCGTCGTCGACTCGATCACCTTTGACATCGCCACCAGCCGCGGGCGGATCGCGGGCACCGACGGCGTGGGCATCCTCTCCCAGGTACAGCTGACCCTGGCGAGTCCAGCAATCAAGACGCTGTACGCGTTCGCCGCCGACCTACTCGCCCGGTCGGGCTGGGATGGGCTGATTACGCTCGAAGCGACGCCCGCCGCGGGCGACCCGACCATCGGTGAGCCAGACACCGCGCCGTCGGGCGTCGTCGGCGTTTGGGCTGCCCTGACCGACGCTGCCCAGGATGCCCTGTGTTTCGCCTACATCGACGAATCGAATGTCCTGCGATTCCCGACCCACGCCGACCCGCTGGATCGCGGATTCACGATCGGGTGCGAGGGCATACCTGGGCTGTCGCTGGTCAGCCTCTCGAACGCCGACGGCGTATACAACCAGGTGAGCGCGAAGAACGATCCAGGCGGCGCGACGACGACGGTATCGGACCAGGACAGCATCGACCGATTCGGGCTGAAGGTGCTGGATCGGACCACCCGCCGCGTCCCGCTGGCGGCGTCCTGGGCGCCCGCCGTCCTGGCCGATCGCAAGCGGGCCAGCCTCGAATACCTGCCCGTGCGGATCATCCCAGCCGACCTGGCCGACCTAGAGTCGCTGCGAACGCTGCGCGGAATCGAGCTGGTGCGGGTCCGGTTCGATGAGCCTGTACCGCCCGTCGAGATTGACGCCAGGGCGATCGGCGGGCGCCTGGCAGCCGACCCGGATGGCTGGGTCGGCGAGGTGCTGACCTACATCAGCGACAACGAATGGACGGGCGGGATCACGCCCGAGCCACCCGACCCGGAGCCACCGCCCGCGACGCAGACCGTGACCCGCAGCTATGTCAGCGCGAAGGCGGCGCGGATCAGCCTCACCAACACGGGCGCCAAGTACGGCGCGGGCGCACAGACGCCCTGCCCGGTCGGCTATCACCCGTCGGCGGGCTGGCAGGAACGGCTGCTAATCGACTTCCCGACCATCGACTGGTCCGATGTCGTCGAGCTGGTCAGCGCGACGCTGCGCCTACAGACCAGCCGTTCCCAGACGCACACCAGCTACGGGTCCAGCCCGCGGATCAGGGTCTACCGCCTGACATCGAGTTGGTCCGAAGGGTCGGCGTCCAGCCCAGGGTCGGGTAATAGCGTCGTCTGGCCCGGACCGTCGGCGACGACGACGGGCGAGGCCACCAAGACGGTCCCAGCCAGCACCGACCAAACGGTGGATGTCGACATAACGGCGATCGCCCGCGCCTGGGCGCCAGCTGCGGCGGGCGGGTCGGGCCAGGCCCGCCATGGCGTCCGGGTGATGAGCTACGCCGAGACAAACCCGGCCTATACCACCGAGTTCATCACCGACGACGACGGGACCAGCGCGGATCGGCCCGAGCTGCGCCTAACGGTCAAGATTCCGGCCTAGAGAGAGAGGGACGCCGATGCCAGTACCTACCCGCCCGGTCGCGGGCGCACCGATCGAATCAGCCTGGGGCCAGGCCGTCCATGACAGCGGATTCAAGCCCGTAGGCTGTCGCGCCAGCGCGGCGTCGACGACGACGACGCCGCTACCGCTCACCGCCGTCACCGACCCGGCTGGCATGGTCGGGTCGAATCGGATCACGATCCCAGCCAATGGCGAGGGCCTGTACCTGGCCGTCTGCAACTGGTCGGCCCCATCGACCGCGGGCACCTATCGGCTGGTGATGGCAGTCAATGGCACGATCGTTGCCAAGTGCACGCTGAACGCCGCGTCAGGCGTGACGAACATGGGCGGCGTCCTGGATTGGGTCGGGCGCCTGGTCGCGGGCGACTACCTGGACATCCAGATCGCGGGCGTTGCGGCTGCGGTGTCCATCGACAATCTGACCGTGACCCGCCTGGGCGACAGCTGGGCCACGCCCGCGGGATGATCGACCGCTACGCCCCAGGCGTCGGGCGCCTGGCCTGGCGGGCGATTCGCCAGCGATCGCTGGCGGGCCTGGTCCGGGCCGTCCAGGTGGCCGTCGGCGCCAGGCGCCTGTCGCCCCGTCCTGACGAGCTGCTGCCCGCGGCGATCGCCCACGCGCCGCCGATCGACACAGGTGGCCCGTACCGCCCGCCGCTACGGCCCCAGGATCCGG